CCAAGAGCAAATAGGAAAGCTCAACCTCATTGTGCTCGACACACTCAGTAGAACACTTGAGGGCGAGGAAAATAACCAAAATATGATGGCATATGTTCAAGTCTGTGACAGGCTAAAGGACCGCTATCAAGCCACCGTTATGATTGTCCACCACATAGGACACCAGAATAAAGATAGGGGACGCGGTGGATACGCTTTGCATGGCTCTCTAGACTCTGAATATCGGGTGGAACAATGGGGTGATTTCAAAATATTACTCACACCCACCAAGATGAAAGATGAAGAGAAAAGCGAACCACTGGCGTTTATGAAGTTGTCTATGTCTTTGGTTGATGCTGATGGTCAGGACACAAGTTCACTCGTGCTTGAAATGACACCAGATAAGCCATTGGATAAAAAATCACCAGACTACGGTGAACAGGTGGTCAAAGAGCAATTCGATAGAATGAATGATTTCGGCGAGGTAAGCAGATCTGACCTCAAGGAAGCGGTTGCATTGGAGCTAGAATGTTCTCAGCGAACAGCAAATAGACACATAAAACGAATGATCGATCAGGGTGTTCTAAAGCTCGAAAAAGGGGTGATTTTGGAGGCATTTGGGTGATGGGTGAATATCCGTTCGAAATTGGGCTAGGACACGCTCAGGACACGAGAATTTTAAAGCTAAAGTGGCTGTGTCCTGATGTCCCAGACGGTGTCCTGAAAAAAGTCAATAAAAACAATATACTTAGCATGCTCGGGGACACGGCTAGGACACGGCTAGGACAAGGTGAGGTTATTTTGGGACATCTCAGGACAACAGGACAGTATTTATATACTGTCATGTCCTGTCCCGAAACCTTGACCCGAAAATCGTCTGATTTTGCTGAATTAAAAGAAAAGGATTTTTTGGCTACGGTGAATGAAATTCAATGTCTTGGAATGTTGGAGGGAATTGCCAATCGGAGAAAGATTTTAAACGCACCTAATCTGACGAAATATAAGGCATGGCAAATAGAAATGATTAAACGGAGAAAATGGGAATTAGAAAATGAGTGATGAAGCAATTCAGGTTTTGGAGAACTGCAAAGATATATTAATACAACGTGGTGGAGAACACGGACACGCTGATGAATTGTTCAAACGGTTGGCGGTCAGATGGACTATGCAACGTGGCGAGAGAATAACAGCAAGTCAGGTAGCGATGTATATGGTGGAGTTCAAACTAGGTAGAAACGATCTGAACTGGCGTGAGGACAATATCCTGGATGCGATCAATTATCTAGCATTAGCATTAAGTTTGAGGGCAGAGAATGTCGAAAAGCAAGAAACCGATCCACACACCGTCTGATTTCGGCACACGAGAGCGTTTGCAGCATACTTCAGGTGTCGCTTACGAAAACACAGATAAGCGTCTGGGAAGCCCTAAGAGGATGCGTGTGACGGTCCAAACGCCGTTGGATAGATATTACTCGCGTGAACAGATCAATAGACGCCAGTTTGAGGCCGGAATGAAGTTGTATGCGTTGTGGCGTAGGGCAGGGAGAGCACAAAAGCTTACAGCGAGTTATGATGCAAACATTGTTGATGGGACACGCGGGAACGCTGATCAAGGGCATGATGCGTTTTCTGATTATCTTGCTGCACTGAGGACCATAGGCAAGGATCTGTCGGATGTGGCCCAATGGGTAGTCGTAGAGGGTGCTAGTGCAAACGAATGGGCAAAAGAACAAGGCCACGATCCTAAAGGGGGTATAGTGGCCTTGCGTTTATGCTTAGATGCACTTGGTGATGTGTTCGGGATGCCTAGAGGTTAAAAGGGCTTTTCTCATACGGTATATCATCCCACGGCTCTGCAATCATCGGTAACGGTTTTTGATAACGCTCTACTTCATCAGGATATTCTGGATTGTGATAATAAACATATTTATCATCTTCCATCACTTCACTACCCTCAATGTCCAAACCAATTCTTTCACCAAGTTCAATCGCCAATGTATTTCTTTTATCCATTTCAATGGTTTCTTCTTTCGTCCACTCATAAAAAATTAAATTGATTACTTCCCTATATTCTTCTTGATTATTAAATTGGCTTATCATCAAAGAGCCTACAATATCACATAACCTATCAAGACCTTTTTTCTCATTATTAGTCATTATTCTGTCTCCTTAAAAACACCGCCGATTATGTCACCGTGTAAATCGCAGAGCATTTCGGTTTCTCCAGTTCTGATTACTTCATCAGCGTCAAAATCGTATTTTTTTGCATATTCTTTTAATTCTCTACGGCCCCAAATGGTTGTTCTACCTCCTCCATCTTGAAACCACATAGTAAATATTTCTTTTGTCATAGTTTATTTTCCTTTTCTTTTTGTAAAATAGTTACTTCAGATTTTAACGCCGCAACTTGAAACGTTAATCTTTCAATTCTTGTTGCCGCGTCCATTATATCGCGTGACAGCTTTGGTAGTTCTTGCTCAAGGTCCAAGGCAAAGTCTGTCAGTCTGTTAATGTTTACTTGCATTGTCTTTGCCTCTCATGTGCTACACGTCCTAGCTTATTGGCTAATTTATCCAGGTCACTAGCCAGGATGCGGTCATTATCAGCCAGGACGCTATACAAGATCTTGCACACCATAGAGCTAGGCAAGGCTCTTGCTGCACGTTCTAACATTATGATGGGTGCGGTGTATGGCCTTGGTTTAAGCTCTATGGGTTTACGAAAGTGGATCATTGTTTGACCCTCTTAATAATAATCATTGGACTTTCTTTTCTTGGTGTCTCAGACTTTTGGACAAACTTTGCCTCATAGTGAGTAAACCCATTAAAAAAATTAGTAAGGTATTTCCCATTCATGTCTATGATTGGGCGCTCATTTGTCCCTGCAATGGTGTGTTGCGTTTTTATATGAGGCCATTTAAAATCAAGAATTAAATTGTTTTCATCGTCATTGCTGAACACTCTGCAAAACCCCATACCACGATGAAATCCATTTTCTAAAAGAATTTTACCCTCCATCCAGATACGATCATGACCGCGATTTTTAGCGATTTTATAAACTTTACTGGTCATGCCGCCAACGCTGCTTTCTGCATTACTGCATGGTTTCCCCATTGTTGAGCCATAGCCGCCGCAAGAGCAGGGTAAAACTTAGACCGGATCTTCCAACGGTCCGCACTAGGGGCGGCGTTGTGTACGTCTGCCCTTGCACTGCTTCCGTCAAGTGTTCCAGTTTTAATCAATGGTGGTAAATTCTTAAGCCAGAAACACGTTCTTTTTTTAACGTTATCTTCTCCCTCTTCATCCGTTGCAAACTCCCATGGCTGCACAGATTGGGCAAACGGCTCATAGTTTCGAATTTTTTCTTTGGCGTATTTGTGCATAACTGGATTTTCTATTGCCAAGCAGGGAACATCAGCGTTCCACAAGTCAGAAAATAGTTCTGCACCTTCATCAAGTTCTTGCCACATATCGTCCAAGGTTTTGTTTGGTGGTGCTTTATGCAACCAACGTACACCGGAGTTACAGAGCCTTGTGCATGGTGGGTGTCCAATAAATACCAGATCCCAATTGTCCATTTTAAGGACATTTCTTACATCGTCTTGAATGTGTCGATTTGTAGGAATGTCGCTAGGGAGAATGTCACAGGACCATGTGTCAAAGCCCAAGTTTGTAAAAGCTTCTCTGACTGTCCCACTTGTTTCACAGCCTACTAATACTTTTGTGTTTTCTATACTATTCATCTTGTCACCTATGTAAAAATTGAGATTGCAACAAAGAACGTTACAAAGATTAAGATTGCGCCCACCCAATCAGTAGGCGCTGTTTGTTTGATTATGGTTATGAGTTCAGAAAAAATTGGCATTTCTTGACCTCATTACTGTTTAGGATATTAGCCTTGTGAAGAGCCTTTAATGTTGCTCTTGCTGATAAACACAAAGGTATAACGGAAGCGTTAAATGTATCTGTTTCACAATAATAAATTGCTCGACTGATCAGTTCATCCATTAGCTCATTACGTTCTGTGGATATCCAGAAATGTTGCTTTGTAACTTTAACTGGTTCTGGTGTTTCACAATCGCACTCGTGGCAATCTATGGAAAACCTTTGAGGTATTCTAACGAGTTCCATTATGCCGCCTTCTCATAAAGTTTAAAAGCGCTTAGACACTCTAAATCTTCTGCTATCTTGGTGAGGTCATCACCAGTTAAACAAACATCCCATTTATCTTGAAGGTGTCCACTTTCAGCAAGCACATGTTCGCCAATAATATACGCAAGCATATTAACAACTCGCTCTGGTTCGCTTAAATCTGTTGATACTTCTCCAAAGTTGGATTGCTCATAATCTTTGACCATTTCTATTGCGTCAAAAACATGCTCACCAAGACATTGCTTTGCTTGGTATCTGCCTATGATGAAATAGTCTGCGTTGCATAGCTCGTGGTGTAAGTCGCAACCGTAAACGTCTAAGCCTACCTTATCATCTAGCTTGTCATGAATATCATCTATTACGCTTTGAAATATATCTTTCATCTGTTTATCCTTCCACACTAATTTATTCAGATATGAATAATATAATAGGGATGATGAATATTATGTCAATATACTAATTGAATATTTTATTCATTTAACTATAAATAAAGAGAATAAAAATAAATAGTGAGGTAATTCAGTTGGTTAATGAGCTAAAAAAGCAGAATGGGCGTCCAAAAGGTAGCGGAACAGGTCAACAAATAACCGCAAGATTGCGTAAAGAGATCTATTCTGCGCTCCACATAACGGAAAAACGCGGTAAACCTGTTGATATACTCATTGCTGATCAGTTGGAAAAGGACGCAAGTGGCACAATATCCAAGTTATCAAAGCTTTTACCGCAAGATGTAAACGTTACTGGTGCAGGGTCTGAGTTTGCATTAGCCTTGCAAGATGTAGCCTCTCGGATAACTGAGGCCAACCGCATTTTAGATGCTAAAGAAATACATTTACCTGAGCAGGGTAAAGGCGATGATATACAAGATGCTGATATTATTATAGAAAATGATTTTGTGTCGGAACCAGACGAAGAAAATGTCCCAAAGGCTAAGAAAAAATCAGGCAGACCACCGAAATTCTTGTCAAAGTCGCGTTGACCCCCCCCTGCAAAAAATCGTGGGGGCGTGTATATATGTATATACCCCCACACATAGCCGACTAATATATTCACAAAGGCATATTGACAGAAGCCTTCATAACTGCTAGATGAATATACAATGGGTTATTACCCATCAAGTCATAGATACCCTTCGTGTTTGTACCTCTCTTATTTTGACGAATACCTTGGTACTGCTCGTTGCCCCTGTGAGACAGATCCACACCTGTTTTGCAGGGGTTTCGCTTTATACCCCCCCCTGGGGTGGTGAT